TATTATTAAAATATAAAAAAATAAAATATTTATATTTTTATACTAACTCCACTCACTAGTTATTAAATCACAAAATATTTAATCCTCTTCTTCAATCACTAGGTTTTTTGTTTTTTTATTCTTAATCTGCACTACCTTCTTTTTGGGTTTGCTATCATCCCCTGAAAGAAACCTTTCGCGCTCTTCTTTATATTCAAAATAAACTTTTTTTAACTGGTCTAATTCAGTAGACCACATTACATGAATCGTAATCTTTTTCAATACTTCTAATTCATCCTTTTTGGTTTTATGGTCTTTAAACAATTTGTCTACATTTTCTTCTGTCACAATATCCATCGGCATTTTTACCAAATATTTGTAATCTACATCATTGTCTATCACGTCATACCCCTTTTCAGTCAATAATTGATTGACTTGTTCCTTTTTCTTTTTTCTCAAATCAATCGTGCCTTCCAGATTTTCCTTTACATATTTTGCCTTGTTTGACAAGAGTATTAATTCTTTTTCCAATGTATCAATCATACATTCTTTTCTTGTTTGATACATCACAAGTCTAGTTTCAAAATAATCATCAATGATTTCTGTTACTTTATTGTACTTTTTCAATTTATCAGACGCGTCAAACAAATGCATATTCGTTGTCGTGTTGGTAGTATACAATTTTAATAATTTTTCTATTCCATTACACCCATAGTCGCCTGTTGTATTCTCTAATTCCTCTAATTTTCCTTTTTGAAAGGTAATTGTAAAATCTACATTCGTATCCTTACTCATATCAAAGTAATCTTTCAATAAAGATACAATTTTTTTCCCTGTTTTATCTACTCCAGGTTCAAGAAGATTCTCAATATGTTCTTTAAAGTTTTCTGTCCAGTATCCAATTGGTAATTCGGTAACTCTTATTTTATCTACCCCTGCTTTTTCATATTTACCTTTAATCAAGAATTTTCCTTCTTGAATTTTTTCAATCTTTCCTTGAAACCCTTCATAATAAGGAACAAATTCTGTCTCTGGTCCAGACCCTGGTCCTTGCCCTTCCTCTTGCCCCAATTTCAGTTTCAAATAATGAATGATATCTAATGGATTATAAGACATGATATCTGTACTGAATCCCGTACCAATACCCTTTGACCCATTTACAAGAATCATAGGGATAATAGGCGCATAAAAGATAGGCTCAACAGGAACCCCGTCATCATATAAATATTTTAAAACTGCGTCATCTGCTACTGGAAATATACTTCTAGTTATTTTATTCAAGTATGTAAATATATATCTTTCAGAAGCACTATCATCTCCCCCCTGCATTCTTGTACCAAATTGCCCCGAAGGGATTAACAAATTAATATTATTTGACCCCACAAAGTTTTGAGCCATTCCTTTAATGGCTTGATTCAAACTAGCTTCTCCATGATGATAACACGATTGTTCTGATACATAACCACTAAATTGAGCAACCTTTATTTCCGTAGTCAAGTTCTTTTTAAAAGCCGCAAACAATATTTTTCTCAAACTAATTTTCAAACCATCCATCAAATTTGGAATACTTCTATCGCAATCATATTTGGAAAAGTGTATAAACTCTTTATTAATAAACTCCTCATATGTAACAAGTGTCTTGCTTGTATCCAAGTAAGATTTACGGTTATAATCGTTTTCTAACCATCCTTTTCTATCATCCGCCCTTTTTTTATTGAATACCATGTCAATAGAATTATCACTTTCTTTGCCTGTATGCTGGAACCCCACCATTTTTTTCTGTTCAAAATATTCACGAAATTCTTTACCTGTACTCGTACCAAGTCCCTTATAATATTTAATTTTCCATCCCTTATCAGTTTCATTTTGTTCTTTCCATAATTCATACTCACCTTCACTATAAAACATTTTTTCCTGGTTTCCTTTTTTTGCTTTTAAAATAGGTGTATTCATAAATCCTATAAATTCTGGGATTTCATAAAGAGACGGCCATTCAGATTGGAACAAATTAATTCCCAGTCCTTTAATATGACTACCATCTAAATCCTGATCAGTCATGAATAACACACGTCCGTATCTAAGATTTTTTGAAACGTCCGCCATTGTTTTATATTCCTTGCCCGTTTCTAATCCCAATATTTTTTTGATTTCTGTTATTTCCTTATTTTCCGATATTTTTTTCACATTTTCACCCCGCACATTTAGAATTTTTCCTTTCATCGGATATACACCAATCGTATTTCGGTCTTCAGATGATAACCCTGAAATAATTCCTGCTTTTGCTGAATCACCTTCACAAAAGATAATGATACAATCTTTGGACTTTTCAGTTCCTGCCCAATTTGCATCAGTCAATTTAGGTATCCCACGAATGTTTTTACTTTTTGTTCCATCCGACTTTTTGGCAGCCTTATTTTCCTTTACATCATTCAATGCACATGCCGCGTCCATAACCCCCATTTTTGCTACCTTTTCAATAAACTTGTCACTTACCTCACACTTTGAGCCAAATTTAGTAGAAGGCGTATTCATATAATCTTTTGTTTGACTATCAAATGCGGGGTTTTCAATATCACATCTTAAAAACAAAATCAACTGTTCTTTGATATTATTGGCATTCACTTTGGTTTTCTTTTTCTTTTCAATATATTCAATCAGTTTTCTTGTAATTTGATTTAATATATATTCCACATGTTTGCCGCCTTTAGAGGTATAAATACCATTGACAAATGAAATTTGGGAAAATTCATGCAATGGTGTTAATGCAACTGCATATTCCCAACGTTCACCACTATCTTCATATACTCGCGGAGAAACAGATTTGTCGCCAATATACAAATCAATATATTGCTGAAAATTCTTAATAGGGACAAGACCTGAATTATATTTTACTTTTAATCCTTTGTCAGTAATTGCTGCAACATCATATACTCTTTTTCTAAGCAATGCAATAATATCAGGCGTCAATCCATTTATTCCAAGTCTTTTATAATCGGGTGTAAAAGTAATTTTGGTATATGGTTTTGTTTTGCATTTACTAATAGTAGGTTTGCATATTTCATCTAAATTATTTTTAAACTCTTGTGTGTATTTAAGTCCTCGCACATGGTCAACTGTTTCTATTGAACCATATGTAGACCAAATGAGAACTAGCTTGAACCCAAACCCATTTTTACCTCCTACAATTTTTTTCTCTGTTTTATCATAATTTGTAGATGTGCGCAAATGTCCAAAAATCATTTCTGGAATCCATAATTTATTTTCAGGATGTTGTGCAACATCAATTCCATTTCCATCATTTGTCATGATAATTGTTCCGTTTTCTTGAATAGTAATATCAATGTTTGTAACAGGGAGTGAATTTGGAACATTGTTTTGAATGGCTTGCTGCATTCGTACTACATGATCACGACAATTTACAATGCCTTCATCAAACAATTTGAATAATCCAGGAATATATTTTATATTTTTTTCAATAATTTTATCATTAGAATCATTTAAAATCCACAAATCAGTATCTACTTCTTCAATAGACCCAACATAAGTATCCGGATTATCCAGAATATGTTGTTTGTCAGTCTTTTGCTGATATTTATTAGAAAGGCTGGTTTCAACTGAATTCATTATGAATATATATACTGTAATTATGCATTTAACTATTTTTAAATATTTGTTTCACTTTTTTTTCTATATATAAAATAAAATAAAATAAAATAAAAACCAAAATACAAAATGTCTGTTATATGTATGTACTACAAATTAAAATCCGGTAGAAAAACCTTTATACGTAAATTAATTCAAACAGAAGGAAGACTTTGTAAATGTATAGAACAACCAAAATATCTTTATGCATTTAATTCCTCTGCCGAGTTATTATCTTATAACAGTAGAATGTCTAAAAATATACTAACTAGTTTAGGAGGTAAAATCCATTTTGGTAATTATTATTTAGGAAAACCAAATGTTTTTAATTATTTAGGACGTCAAGAAGGACAACCTGGTGGTGGAGGAATTCCTATCCGGAATCATTTTTAATTAATTAATACATTGGCATTAGTTTAAAGACACATATTGAAAATAATATTTTCTCCGATAAATTTATAATGACTCGCTTTACAAAAAATGCAAACGGAAAATATGTAATTCACGGAAAAAGTCATGAAATATTAACCGGTTCCCGCGCACAAGTTTGGCATGGAACAGCGTATAAAACCAACGGGGATTTAACAAAATCTCATTTGATGAAAAATAAAGCAGGACGTATTGTTTCTAGAAAGAAGCACTCAACTGCAAAGAAAGAAAACCGTTTAGTGAAAGCCGGATATGGAACCAAAAAGGGAACATTTGGATTTGTGAAATTAAATGGCAAAACTAAATCCAAGAAATCAAGAGGAGGTTCGGGAATGAGTCGCCCAACTTCTTCTAGCTCTACTTCATCAGGGTCTAGTTCATCAGGGTCTAGTTCAAGTATACAAGATAACATAGCAAAACTAGCTGTCGCTCAAAAAATTACTGGAAACAATACAGGTAGCTCTACAAGTAGCTCCAACAATTCATTGAGTTCTTTAATGAGTAATAAATCTGGTGGCAGAAGAAGAAGAAGAAGCCAACGAGGTGGTCACCTGCCTTTAAGCCCTTCTAAATACGATAATGGAGGAAATACAGGCACCAGCGGTGTAAATCTACAATTTGTGGCTGGAAATGCAGCATAAAAATACCACTCTAATTTACAATTTTTATATTATAAAATACATTATAATATAATAAAGACGAAAAGAAAATAAATAATTTAATATAATATCCGCGTTTGAATTATTAATTTTAAACATAAGTATTTAAAGATTTCTGCGAAAAATAATCATATACCAAATGTCGCAATTTACACTGAATAAACAAAAAGAAACAAATCCAGATAATGTATTAACTATAAAAACAGTTCAAATTAATCCATTTCGTACTCTTATGACTGCATTAAAAGATATTCTTTTGGAAACAAATATTACATTTCAACCCGATGGAATCCGGATTATTAATATGGACAAATCTCATACTATATTAGCACACCTTTTTTTAGCTGCAGAAAACTTTGAATTTTATGAATGTAAAAAAGAGAAATTTATTATTGGTGTGAATATGTTTCATTTATTCAAATTAATCAATTCTATTGATAATGATGATACGCTGACAATTTACATTGAAAATTCTGATTATGTGGATGGAATTATCTCTCATTTATCCTTAAAGTTTGAAAATGGGAATATTAAGCAATGCAAGACTCAAAAGTTACGTCTTATTGAGCCCGAGCTAGAGGAATTAGAGTATCCGGATGTGAAATTTTCTTCTATTATTAATTTGCCTTCAAGCGATTTTCAAAAGATTATTCGGGATCTCTCTGGAATATCTGAGAAATTAGAAATAAAATCAGTTGGGAATGAATTGATTTTTAAATGTGCTGGGCAATTTGCTTCTGCCGAAATTCATAGGGCTGAATCAGATGGTGGAATGGAATTTAAAATGAAACAGGATTCTAGTAAAATTGTTCAAGGCATATTCTCTCTTAAAAACCTGGGCTATTTTATTAAATGTACTAATTTATGTCCACAAATAGAAGTTTATCTAGAAAATGATTTGCCTCTTGTGGTAAAATACGATGTTGCTTCACTTGGTTCAATACGCCTGTGTCTCGCTCCTTTGCCCTCTTAATTTTCCGTTACCATACATGGTAACAATTGTAAATAAAATTGAAATTAATAAATAAATATAGTGTATTATAATTATTTATTGCAACAAAAGAAATAACAAAAATAACTTAAAGATTTTAATTGAGTATATCCCAACTATGCCTACTAAATATACAATTGCACAAGTTATAAATAAATTTATTGAAAATGGGTGCATTTTATTAGAAACTAATTATGTAAATCATAGACAAAAACTTAATTATACTGCATCTTGTGGTCACAATAATACTACTACTTTCAAACTATTTTTGAAAGGTGTCGGTGGTAAATGTAGAAATTGTGCATTAGAAATACCTACATATGAATTCTTATGTGAAAAATTTGAAGAAAAAAATTGTAAGTTATGCTATACGAAAGAAGAATTTGATAATTATTATCTTAACAACAAACAAAAATTAACATATATTGCTTCTTGTAATCATGAAAACAATGTGTGTTGGAAAAATTTTAATTCATTAAATCAAGGTACAAATTGTCCTTCTTGTGTCAATAAAAATACAGGACTCATTTTGAAAGAATTAAGAAGTAATAATAACAAAAATGGTTCTTTAGAACAAGAATATGATTGTATAACCTATTTTACAGAATTGATAAAAGACTCTTTTAATGTGGTAAAAGCGTTTGATGGATGTAAAGCGGATATTATTATAAAACCCAATAATATTTTACAAGATGAATGGTTAGGAGTTCAAGTAAAAACAACTAATAAAAAAACGGAGGGGGAACAACATTATTTTAGATTAAATGACGGAAAATATGATGATTGCTTATTATTATTCATTTGTAAAGAGGATAAAAAAACATGGCTAATACCTTATAGCGTGGTAGATGGATTAAAGACAATTGGAGTTGCTAGAAAATCTAAATATAATATTTATGAAGTAAATCTAGATAATATTAGACAAAAATTACGAGAATATTACACTACCTTAAATACATTTTGTTTTGATCTTTTAGATATACCTACAAGTGATAGTCAAAAACAAGAACAAGAATTTCGTAAAATGAGAGAAATCAAAATTGATTTTATAGAATTTATAAATAATGATATGGAAGGGCTTGTTTATGATTTTATGATAAATAATAAAAAGATTCAAGAAAAAGTAGGAAGTATAACTCATAAAAATCCAAACTCATTTTCATTTAATTTATCAAAAAATGTAGGTAGAATCAATGGTAAATGTACCCATGGTTGTTATGAAGAAGGAGACAATGATTTTTATTGGTTAAATTGTAAAAATAAAAAGTTTTATGTGATACCTGAATATGCTTTAATAAAAAATGGTTTTGTAGGGAAAGATTGCACAAGGGAGAAGTTATATGTCTCCCCAACAAACACCAATACAAGTTGGTGTACTGAATATTTATTTGACTATGAGAATGTAGACAAAGAAAAATTATTAAAAGTAATTAATACTGTATTTTAGATAAATTTTACAAAAATTACAGATTTAAATTAATATTTTATATTATTAATATTTATAAATGTCTTATTTTCCCAATTCTAGAGATTATTTGAAAAATAAAAAAATTTGTTGTGTAAATGAAAAGGGAATTATTGGTATACCGGGACCTACGGGCCCTGCAATGATTGGACCAATTGGATATACAGGGGATACTGGTCATACAGGAGGGTATGGAAATACAGGTCCCACTGGCTATTCATCCCAATATAACACATATTCTACAAATAAAATTACTTTAGATGAATTAGTTATAGGTAAAAGTTATATTTTTGAAATAGGTGCAAATATGTCATATACATCTGGTCAAACAGTTGTATTTGGCAATAACTCTAGCGGGAATGCACTTAATTTTTTTACTGGATATGTAACGCTTTATAATAAAAATACTGGTCTTATGCAATTGGTTGTTACTCAAGTAATGGGAACAGGAACTTATTTAACATGGCAAGTAAATTTAGATGGTGCGTCTGGGACTCAAGGAGATACAGGAACGACTGGTCCAAGAGGTGGATTTGTAATATTTCAACCTAATGGGGGTGGGTATGTCAGTTTTGGAATACCTACAACATTAAGTGCGGATTTTGATACTAGCCCTATGGCACAGTTTATAGAGGCAGGGTCTATATTATTTGTGGACAATGTAAATGTTTCCAATTCAGGTTACATACTTGTCACTAGTGCAATTACAAATACATCAAATTCGGGTGTTACATTAGGAGTACAATGGATAACTAGTAATATAAATGCAACTGTAGGATGGACAGATACAACAAATATTATTTTAACAGGACCGCAAGGTGCAACAGGAACTACTGGATACACAGGCTCCACAGGATGTACTGGTCGGACAGGAATGACTGGACCAACTGGTTTTACTGGTCCAACCGGTTTTACAGGCCCAACTGGTTTTACAGGACCAACAGGAATGACAGGTCCAATAGGGATGACCGGTTCTACTGGTTTCACAGGACCAAGAGGACCATTTGTAATATTTAATCCTGATATAGGAGGAAATGTCAGTATTCAAGAGCCTACGACAACATTAGGAGCGGATTCAAGTAGCATGATTCAGTTTGTAAAGGTCGGTTCTATATTATTTGTGGACAATGTAAATGTTTCCAATTCAGGTTACCTACTTGTCACTAGTGCAAGCCTGTCTACAGCAAATTCAAGTATTACATTAGGAGTACAATGGATAACTAGTAATATAAATGCAACTGTAGGATGGACAGATACAACAAATATTATTTTAACAGGACCGCAAGGTGCAACAGGAACTACTGGATACACAGGCTCCACAGGATGTACTGGTCGGACAGGAATGACTGGACCAACTGGTTTTACTGGTCCAACCGGTTTTACAGGCCCAACTGGTTTTACAGGACCAACAGGAATGACAGGTCCAATAGGGATGACCGGTTCTACTGGTTTCACAGGACCAAGAGGACCATTTGTAATATTTAATCCTGATATAGGAGGAAATGTCAGTATTCAAGAGCCTACGACAACATTAGGAGCGGATTCAAGTAGCATGATTCAGTTTGTAAAGGTCGGTTCTATATTATTTGTGGACAATGTAAATGTTTCCAATTCAGGTTACCTACTTGTCACTAGTG